AATTGGTTATACATATACGACAGATATAATGATAGGTACATTTGGGTACCAGACAACGGATCAGTCGCTGGACTATGTGCCAGAACTGATTATACGAATGATGCATGGTATTCACCAGCAGGATTCAGTCGTGGTCAAATATTTGGTGTGACTAAATTGGCATACAACCCAACACAAGCTGATAGAGACGCTCTCTACAGAGCTAGGGTTAACCCAGTAGTTACATTTCCCGGACAAGGAACATTATTATACGGAGATAAAACACTAGTTACTAATGATAACAGTGCTTTCTCAAGAATTAATGTTCGTAGATTGTTCATAGTATTAGAGAAAGCAATTTCAACAGCAGCAAAAAATCAGTTGTTTGAATTTAACGATTCATTCACAAGAGCTAATTTCAGAGCAGCTATTGAACCTTTCTTGCGTCAAGTTCAAGGTAGAAAAGGAATCTATGATTTCAGAGTTATCTGTGACGAGACTAATAATACAGCCGGTGTAGTTGATGCGGCACAATTTGTAGCTTCGATATTTATCAAGCCAGCAAGGTCAATCAACTTTATAACATTAACCTTTGTTGCATCTAGAAGTGGTGTAGACTTTAATGAAGTCTATGGTGTTTCAGGATCTGCAGCGGAAACAAGCGTATAAGGAGGAATAGAAAATGGCAACAATAAACCAATTCAAAGCTAACTTAGTAGGCGCTGGTCCAAGGAATAACAGATTTGAGGTATTCATACCTCGAACAGGTAGTAAAATACAGTTTTTGTGCAAAACTGCAGCCTTACCTGGTCAAGTTATTGAACCTATGGAAATCAAATACAAAGGGTTAACTGTTAAACTAGCGGGTGATAGAACTTTTGAAAATTGGACAGTTGGTATTTACAATGATACAGAATTTTCAGCAAGAACTGGAATTGAAAATTGGATGCAAGATATTGTACCTTTAGATTCAAGTGTAGGTCCTGTTGGATATGACTATATGGTTGACAAAGCTACTGTTTCACAATTAGGTAGAGATGATTCAGTTCTCGCTACTTACGAATTTTTCAATATGTGGCCAACAAACCTCGGAGCTATTGAGTTAGATACTGAGGGTGGAGACGCTGTTGAGATATTTGATTGTGAGTTCGCTTATTCGCATTTTGAAAGAACTCGATAAAAAGAGTCCTTTTAATGGGATATAAATATTAGTATGGAATTATTTGGATTAGAAATAAAGAGGAAATTGGGTGACGAAACTAAAGCACAGAGTTTCGTCCCACCTCAAAATGATGGGTCTGTTATCGAGATCGGTAAAGACCATGGAATGGGTGGGTTTGCATCCACTGGTGGAGTCATTGGTCAATATATTGACATGGAAGGTGGAGTTAAGAACGAAGCCGACCTAGTTACAAGATATAGGCATATGTCTCTAGTTCCTGAATGTGATGCAGCGATTGAAGATATAGTTAACGAATCTATATCATCAAATGATTTAGATTCACCAGTGTCTATTAATTTAGACAGAGTGAGTCATTTTAGTGATAGCACTAAAGAAAAAATTCGTGGAGAGTTTGATGAAGTTCTAGAATTATTAGGATTTAGAGAACTTGCACATGACATATACAGAAAATGGTATGTTGATGGTAGGCTCTATTATCATAAGATGGTAGAAACTAAGAATACTAAGAAAGGTATTCAAGGTCTAAGAGCTATCGATCCTCAGAAGATTCGTAAGATTCGAGAGGTAGATAAGAAGAAAGACGAAAAGACTGGTGTTGAAATTGTTAAGAAAATAGATGAATATTATCTTTTCAATGAACAAGGGTTTGACAAGAGTGGTAATAACACAGGTCAAACAGTAAGGATTAGTCCTGATGCTGTAACACATATAACATCTGGACTACTTGATTACAACCAGAAAGTAGTAGTTGGTTATTTACATAAGGCTATGAAGTCTGTAAACCAACTCAGAATGTTAGAAGATGCTCTAGTTATTTACAGAATAGCAAGAGCTCCAGAGAGGAGAATCTTCTACATTGATGTAGGTAACTTACCTAAAGCGAGAGCTGAACAGTATTTAAAAGAAGTTCAGACTAGTTATCGTAATAAGTTAGTGTATAACGCTGACACAGGTGAGATAAAAGATGACAGAAAGCATATGAATATGCTAGAAGACTTCTGGTTACCTAGACGAGAGGGAGGTCGAGGCACTGAGATTTCAACACTACCAGGTGGACAAAATCTTGGTGAGATTGAAGATATTTTATATTTTCAAAAGAAATTGTACAAGTCTCTTAATGTACCAATTTCTAGGTTAGAGACAGAAACAGCGTTCGCTATTGGTAGAGCGACTGAGATTTCTAGAGATGAAGTTAAGTTTTCAAGATTTATTGATAGACTTAGAATTAAATTCTCTAGATTGTTTGACGATATTTTAAAGACTCAACTGATACTTAAAAATATAGTAACAGAAGAAGATTGGAAGAAGTCAAAAGAGTATATAAGTTATGATTTTCAGAAAGATGGTCATTTCGTAGAACTCAAAGAAGCAGAGATATTGAGAGAAAGAATCAATACTCTAGAACAAATGGATCAGTTCGTTGGAAAATACTATTCAGAACAATGGATAAGAAAGAATGTTCTTAGACAATCAGAAGCGGAGATCAAAGATATTGATAAAGAGATCGAAGCTACTGGAGGTGATGATGGTGAAGATGACGATATGGACTTTTAATTTAGGAGATTATGATGGTAGATAAAACTAGAGAACTTGTAGATCAGATAACTGGCGACAACAATGTTGAAGCTGGGGAAACTTTTAAAACTGTAATGCAAGACAAACAGTTGGATGCTATTGATTTGAAAAGAGTTGAAGTTCAGCTCGATTGGATGAATAACAACGAACCGAAACAAGAGGACTAACATGAAAAGTTGGACACAACCCGGAGACGGATTTTTAAAACCTTTAGAACTTAAAGAAGATATGGTATTGATGGATTTAAAACCAAGCCATTTTAAAGCATTACATAAAGAATTGTTAAAGATTGAAAAGAAAGCAGGATTTTCCACTATGGAAGATGGTGTAGAATCATTATATATTACTGATATTAAAAATCAGAATAAAGCTGTAAAGGCAATTGAAGATACTTTAAAGAAATTGAGAATTAAAGAACCTAAAGATGTAGATTTTAGAAGAAACGCGTAATAGGAAACAGGAAAATGAAGACCTTTGCAGAACTTAGAATACAATTAGACGAAGTTACTTTTAAACAGGATAAGAAGAATCATATTTCTTCTACTAAAATTAAGAATACCGAAGTCGCTTATCATGCAGAAAGAAAGGGATCTAAAAAAATTCGTGTGTTTGTGAAACCAAAATCAGCTAAAGATTGGGAAGAATTAGGTGTATTTAAAGATATGAATACAGCTAAAAAGTCCGCAGAACAGTTTGTTAAACTTATGGGTGAAGATATAGACGAAGGTGTAAGTATACTTAAACAAATCGTTGAAAAAGTCGATGGACCTGTAGATTTAGACGAGTCAGAAACTTATCGTAGACGAGACGGAAAACCTATCGATAAACAGACTATAAAACAAATGGAAAGAATGGCAAGGGACTATAAAATGAAAATCAAAGTAAAAGATGGTAAAGTTGAAGTCTCAGGTGCCAAGAAGAAAATGAACGATTTCGGTATGATATTCGTAGGAAGGTCACGATATGGTGATCTAACAACAGCATAAAGAGGTAAAAATGAAATTAATATCAGAACAATGGTCCGATGATGTAAATTATCTAGTCGAAGAAGACCCTAAGACAGGTAAGAAAAATATGTTTATCGAAGGTATCATGTTACAGACAGAAGTTAAAAACAAGAATGGTCGTATTTATCCTCTTGAAGTCATGAAGAAAGAAGTTAAAAGATATAACAAAGAGTATATCGAACAGAAAAGAGCCTATGGAGAATTAGGGCATCCAGAAGGACCAACAATTAATTTAGAAAGAACATCTCATTTAATTGAGAGTTTAGAACAAGACGGCAAGAATTTTGTCGGTAAAGCAAAGATTTTATCTACTCCTATGGGAGAAATAGTCAAGAACCTACTTTCAGATGGTGCTAGACTAGGAGTTTCTAGTAGGGGTATGGGATCATTGAAGGCTTCAAACACTAAGGGTGGAGCTCAAATGGTTCAATCGGATTTTCAGTTAGCAACCGCTGCTGATATCGTAGCAGATCCTTCTGCTCCTGATGCCTTCGTAGATGGTGTCATGGAAGGAGTTGAATGGATTTGGGATAATGGAGTGATAAAAGCACAGAAAATTGAAGACTATAAGAACGAAATTAGAAGAGCTAAATCACATAAACTTCAAGAAACGAAATTAAATGTATTTAAATCGTTTCTAGAAAATTTATAATATATAAATACTATTTAATAAACAATTTATTAATAAATTTATTTAGGTAAAAGGGGTATTCTAATGTCAAATTTAGAACATACAATAGAAGAAGTTATCGCTGAGGCTGCAGAGCCAAAAGCAAAGAAAGCTGCTTCTAGTCCTGACAAAGACGCTGAAAAGAAAGCTTCAGACGCAGCTGATAAAGCTGGTGACGCTACTTCAAAAGCTAAAGCACCTGGTGGTGACAAAGCTTCTGAAAAGGGTGATGAAGTTAAAGACGGCAAAACTAAAGTAGAGAAAGGTAAAGCAGTTAATCAAGAAGAAGTTGAATCTGATGAAGAATCAACTCCACTTGAAGAAATGTCAAAAGCTGACCTACTTAAAGCTGTTGTTGAAGCGATGAAGTCAATGGACGCAAAATCTTTAAAGGCCATTCAGAAAGAAATGAAAGGCGATGACGAAGATGGCGATGAAGACGAACAAGTCGAGTCACTAAGTCGTAATGCACTTATTAGAAGTGTAGTAGAATCTCTTAAAGATCAATCAATCGAAGAAGTTACTTCTTTCTTAAAAGGTCTTACCGAAGAAGAATCCGAAGAAGATTCAGTTGAAGAAGCTAAGTCAGATAAAGCAGAGATGCAAGATGATGACGAAGATCCTTCAGACGAAGATTCCGAAGAGGATGACGAGGAAGATGAAAAAGAAGAAGCTAAAAAAGAGTCTTATGAAATCGACATGAGTGATGACATAGAAGCTCTAGTTTCTGATGAAGATTTATCCGAAGAATTCAAGAACAAAGCTAGAACAATATTCGAAGCAGCTGTTGCAACTAAAGTAAAAGAAGTAGTTGTAGAGAAAGAAGCTGAGTTAGAAGAAGAACTTAACAAGAAAGTTGAAGAAGTCAAAGACGATTTAACTGAAAAAGTTGATTCTTATCTAAACTATGTTTCAGAAAGCTGGGTTTCAGAAAATGAACTAGCGATTGAGAGAGGATTAAAATCCGAACTCACAGAAGATTTCATAAACGGTTTGAAAAAACTGTTTGAGGAACATTATGTGGAAGTTCCAGAAGACAAGTTTGATGTAGTTGAAGAACTAGCAAACAGACTTGATGATATGGAAGATAAGTTGAACGAAGAAGTTGCTAGCAACATCTCAGCTCAACAAGATATCGAGGAACTGAAGCGTGAAAAAATTATTAGCGAGGCGTCTAACGACCTAGCTGATACTCAGGTAGAGAAGTTAAAAGCATTAGCAGAAGATGTAGATTACGAAAATGAAGAAAATTTCGTTGAGAAAGTTTCAACATTGAAAGAATCTTATTTCGGTGCTGATAAGCTTGAAGCTGTCTCTGATGATAGCACTGTGGCAAGTGACGATGCTGATTTTTCAGGTGCGGGCGATGTAGCTCAACCTGTTAATGAAGGTATGGAAAAATATACTGCCGCGTTAACCAAGTTTGCAAACTTAGACAAGTAAGTAAACTTAATTTAGGGGACTATAAACAATGTTTATGTCAGAAAACTTACAAGAAAAATGGCAGCCAGTTTTAGAGCACGCCGATCTTCCTAAGATCGAAGACTCTTACAAAAGAGCTGTAACTTCCGTTATTCTTGAAAACCAAGAAAGAGCTATTCAAGAAGAAAGAGGGGCGATGAACGAAGCCCTTGGAGCTGGTACTGGTACAGTAGCTGGAGCACCTGGTGGTGTTACTGCAACTGCAGCTAACTGGGATCCAATCTTAATTTCTTTAGTTCGTAGAGCAATGCCTAACTTGGTAGCCTATGATATCTGTGGCGTTCAGCCAATGACAGGACCTACAGGTCTTATCTTTGCGATGAAAGCAAGATATGTTGACAGCACAACTGCTGTTGATAGAACAGAAGCTATGTTCAACGAAGCTGATACAGACTTCGGTGGAGCTGGAACTCATGCGGGTTCTGATCCATTCGCATCTGGATCTGCTAACACAGCGATTCAAACAGGTTACACTACAGGAACAGGTGCTGCTACAGCGACTGCGGAAATTGATTCTACAATTCCTGAAATGTCTTTCACAATCGAAAAAGCTACAGTTACAGCTAAAAGCAGAGCGCTAAAAGCTGAGTATACTATAGAACTCGCGCAAGACCTTAAAGCGATACATGGTCTTGATGCAGAAACAGAATTAGCTAATATCCTATCTGGTGAAATCCTAGCGGAAATCAACAGAGAAGTTGTTAGAACTGTTAATGATCAAGCAAAAATCGAAGGTGTTGCTTCAGAAAGTAACTTAACTGGTACTTCTGTAAACGGCCAATTTAACTTAGATGTTGATTCATCTGGTAGATGGTCAGTTGAAAAATTCAAAGGTCTTATGTACCACATTGAAAGAAATGCTAATGTTATAGCACGACAAACAAGAAGAGGTAAAGGTAACTTTATCCTTTGTTCTAGTGATGTAGCGTCTGCACTTGCAATGGCTGGTGTATTAGACTACGCTCCAGCATTATCAACTAACTTAAATGTTGATGACACTGGAAACACTTTTGCTGGTGTTTTAAACGGCAGCTTAAAAGTGTATATCGATCCATATTACGCAAGTGTGTCTACAAGACCTACTGGTGTAACTGCTGGTGAAGGATATTGCACAGTTGGCTATAGAGGAACTAATCCTTTTGACGCTGGTGTGTTCTATTGTCCTTATGTTCCATTGCAGATGGTTCGTGCAGTTGGTGAAGATACTTTCCAACCAAAAATCGGATTCAAAACTAGATACGGTATGGTTTCAAACCCATTCGTAGGTTCTACTCCGGCTGATGGCTTGGCAGCTACTTCAACTAACTCTTACTACAGATCATTCGAAGTGTTAAATCTTCTATAAGTCGTAGTAATATCTAAATCATTATCGATTTCAGAGAGCTCCTTCGGGGGCTCTTTTTTTATGTTATAAATATATTATAGGGAAGTCACAAGGACAACCCATACACACATACACACAAGGAGGATATCATGTCCGATTCTAAATCAGGGTTCGAAATCAGAGCCGATTTACTCAATCAAGCACAAGGTCTTTTAGAGATGAATGCACAACGAAAAGTTGATGCACATTATTTCAATACAGAGAATGAACTTGAATCTAGTGAATTACCAGTAGTAGAAATTACAGCTGATCAAGTTATTGAAACTGCAAGACAGTTAAATGAATTTGTAAATCAGAAATAAGTAAATATCAGGGAGAGTTTATTCTCTCCCTGTTATAAATAGTATTATATGATAAATATAACAAATACTTTTAGTAGCTTCTGTTCAAGAATGTGGTTAGATTATTCAGATGAACATATCACAAATCCAGACAGAATGGATGAAAAGGAATATACAGAAACATATCATGATTGGTTATTAGAGAAGTGGCAAAACAGAGATTTAAAAGATGACAGTTAAGTATATAGAATCAAAACATAAAAATCATAAACATAAAGGATGGTTTTATGATCATATAACTAAAGCCTTCTACAGATGGAATGATTTTATTAAAGTGGTAAAACAACATGGCAACAGCTAATTGGCAAACAGATCAACCGACTAACTTAAATTATTTAAGTCCTGTTAATTTTGATCTACAAATTAATAAACTACCTAAAACAAGATACTTCTGCACAGGTGTAACACTTCCTGGTGTTAACTTTAGTGAAGCATTACATGCAACAACACTAGCTATTAATTCATATTTACCTGGTGATAGAATAGAATTTGATCCATTAAATGTAAAATTTGTTGTTGACGAAGATATGAAAAATTATCAAGAGATTTATAATTGGATTATGGACTTAGGACCAGGTAGAGATACAGATGATTTTCGTGATTTAGTAGATTCAACAGAAAATGTCCATGGTGTTTTTAGTAGTGCTGATTTTGAAAATATGTATTCTGATGCAACAGTAATTGTTAATACTTCATCT